CGCGCAGGTTTGCACCCGCGGCGGTGTCGATGACCAGCTGCAGATCCGACTGGGGAGCGCCGTTGTCGACCAGGATCTTCCGGGCGTTGCTGGCGCCGGTGTAGTCGTTGGCCGTGCCGAACGGGGTCGTCGCCGCGGTGCCGTAGGCGCGCGAGGCGTAGACGTGCAGCGCGGCCAGGTCGGCTTCCATCTCGTTGGCGAGCGTGCGGAAAGCCTGCTGGATCTGGTTGGCGCGGATCGCCATGGCGCCGTGTCCACCAGCGACGGACAGTTCTTCCTCGCCGTTCCAGCGAATCGGAACCTTGCGGCTCTTGGTGATGGACAGCGACGTATTGCCGATGGTCTGGTCGCCGGTGTCGGGCGCATACAGGCCCGGGGTGATGTCGCTTGCCGAGGCAGCCGGCGCGGTGAAGCTGCGCACGGTCTGGTTGAGCGCGGCGCGCGATGCGGCGGCGTCCAGGGTGACGGACGGCACGAGGCCGACCAGTTCACGCGAAACTACGTCGAGATTCGCGTACAGCTCAGGGATCAGAGAGGTGAGGGTATTGGCCACGGTGGCACTCCAGTAGAAGAAGGGTGGATCAGGTCAGGGTGACGCCTTCGCGCGAACGCTCCATCCGCTGTGCGGGCGGGAGCGCATCGAACTCGGCGCGGCTCATCGTCTTGGTCTGGCCGGCGCCGCTCGCGTTGGCCTGACGCACCCCAGCACCTCCCGTGCCGGCGGGCTTGAGCAGTTCCGGCCGGCTCTTGGCGAGCCCAGAAACGCCGTCCTTGACGGGAATCAACTTCCCGTCATCGCTCTTGAACAGCAGTTCTTCGCCTTCCCAGGTCAGCCGCTGGCTGACGTAGGTCTCGACGAGATCGCGCGCCACGAACTCATGGCCTCCCATGGCTTCCGCGACGGCTGCGCGCGTCAGGCTGCCGCGCCACTTGCCCGCGGCTTCCTCGGCGGCCTTGCGCGCGTCATCACGCTCACGCTCGGTGCGGCGCAACTTGGCTTCGAATTGCTTCGCGGCCTCGGCTTGCCCCCGCGCGTCGGGGAGTTCCGCCAGATCGACATCGACATCGACGCCCAGCCGCTCAGACAGGGCCGAAACCCGTTCCTGCAGCTGCTTGATCGTCTGATCTTTGCCCTTGCGACCCGTGATCGACTCGTTGCGGGCGGTGTCGCGCTGCCCGATCAGGTCAGAAACATAGGTCTTCAACGCGGAGAACTTCTCGTCCCCCAGCGCTTCCTTGAGCCCTTCGATGTCCATGTGTGGCGTCCCGCCTCGTGGTTGTGACGCCGGTCAATGTGTGCTAGATAGGTTTCGGCTATGGAAACAGCGCAGCGATAGATTCTGTCAATGACCGCAGCAGCCGAACGGTTCCGTTTCATCGGGCACGCCCTCGCCGGCACCGGGCCATTCCGCCCCGTGGTGGTCGAGACGGGCACCGCTGGGCAGGTCACCGTCAGCGGCGACAGCGCCATCATTCGCTACCCGCGCGAGTCGCTGCCGAAGTACGCGCGGCGCAATCAGGTCGCCTTCTACGCATCGCCGCTGGCCAGGGCCTGCGCCCGCTTTGTCGGCTACCTGTTCACCCGCGATCCGGTGCGCGAGGTGCCGCACGACCTCTATGCAAAGATGGTCGACGACATCGACGGGCGCGGCAATGCGCTAGATGTCTGGTGGGGCACGTTCGCCGTCGAGTTGAAGGCGCGCGGGAGCATGCTCCTGCTGGTCGATATGCCCGAAGCGGTGCCTGAGACGATGGCCGCGCAGATTGCGCAGCGCCGCGTCCCCGTGTGGACCCAGGTGGCGCCCGAGTCGCTGACCGACTACGCCCTAGGCGAAGATGGCAAATTCGAGTTTGCCGAGTTCTCCGGCACCTGGACGCAGGGCGGCGAACAGGTCGCCTGCACTTGGCACTTTGACCGTCAGGGATGGTCGGCCACCGACAAGGATCGCAAGACGCTCGGGCAAGGCGTGCACGGGCTTGGCGAATGCCCGCTTCTGATCTGCACTGAAAGCGGCGACTTCCCGTCGTTTGGGCCGTTCGCGGCCATTGCGGATCTCGCGCGGCGCCTGTTCAACCTCGATTCGGAGTTGGACGAAATCCTTCGCGGGCAGACCTTCTCGCTGTTGACGATGGAGGTCAGCAAGGACTCGACCGACGAGCAGAAACTAGCCGCTGCCAAGGTGGCCGGCGAAACCATCGGCACGGCCAATCTGCTGGTGCACACCGGGGGCACACCTTCTTTCATTGCGCCCGCGTCAGGGCCTGCCGATGTCTACCTGCGGCGGATCGAAGACATTCGCGCGCAGATCGACGAAATCGCCTTGAAGCCCCGCGAGTCGGGACAACGCGAGTCGGGCGACGCCATGCGGATGCGATTCGCTGCCATCAATGGCGAGCTGGCGCGCTTCGCCGGGCGCCTGGAGGATCTGGAGCGCAGGGCCTGGGCGTTGTCCCAGCGCTGGCTGCAGATGCCGAGCATCGTCCCCCAGGTGTCGTGGTCCCGCGATTACAACGTCGCGGACGTGGCGGCAGAGCTGCAGCTGTTGCGCGACATGCGCGACGCCGGCATGCCGCGGGAGGTGCTGGTCGAACAGCAGCGCCGCATCGTTGCGGTGCAGTTCGCCGGGCTGTCGCCCGACGACAAACAGCGCATGGTCGACGCCATCGATACGCAGCTGCATGCGGAAGACCATCCCGGCGCTGCTGGCGGCAATGTCGTGTCGCTTCCCGACCGCAATGCAGGCATGAGAGAGGCAATCGTCCGCACGCTGAACGCGGGGGCCGGCAATGGTTGACGCCGAAGATCTACTCGCGACAACCGCCCTTGCCGCTGCAGCGCTGCGCGAGGCGCGGCAGGCAGCAGCCCGCGCGCCCGTGCCAGGGCCTGCAGGAGCCCCCGGGCCGCAGGGTCCAAGGGGCGAGCCTGGGCGCGACGGGAAAAACGGCGCCACGGGGCCGCAGGGGCCTCGCGGGGAGCCTGGGCCGGCTGGCCCGCAGGGGCCGCAGGGTGTTCCCGGGCCTCGCGGCGAGCGCGGCTATCAGGGGCCGGCAGGCGAACAGGGCGAGCCCGGGCCGGCTGGGCCGCAGGGCCTGCCCGGTGCTGACGGGCTTGACGGCAGGGACGGCAAGGACGGGCGCAACGGACGCGACGGGCGCGATGCTCCTGCCGCGCCTGCTGTGCCCTGGGCGGCCAGTTTCGTGCGCAACAGCGACGGGCAGACAACGCGCGTCGACCTTGTGCCCGAACCGGGGCACGGCCTGCAGGCGTGGGAGCTTGTGCCGGAGCGCATCGGCGGGCGCATGCGGTCGGTGCAGATCGTGCCGCTTGCGGCGTAACTCTCGAAGGAGCGACACCATGTGGGAATACTGGAAGCGCATCGTTTTCGGGGCCTGACCGATGCCCACTCACGCTAACCGCGTGTCTATGTCGGTGTCTGGCACGCCAGGCACCGGCACCATCACGCTCGGCTCTGCGGTGTCCGACTTTCAGTCGCTGGCGTCAGCCTACGGCGGCAATGCGACTGTCGATGTTGTCATCACCGACGGCACGGCGTGGGAGGTCGCGCGCAACTGCACGTACACGCACAGCGGCACCACGCTCAGTCGCGGCACGCTGGAGGCGAGCAGCACCGGCAGTGCGCTCAGTCTGACCAGCGCGGCGATTGTCAGCGTCACCGGCACGGCCGGGCGCTTCAATCGGTTCGAGCTGCTGACTTCGGCCATCACTCCAGGCGGTCGCCTGACGCTCGAATCTGGCGTGCCTGTGAGCGCGTCCGACCAGACGTCGAAGACAACGGTCTACTACACGCCCTACCAGCACAACGTCATCGTCCTTTGGGATGGAACTGACTGGGTGCCGTACACGTTCACCGAGACATCGCTGGCACTGGGCACGCTCACCAGCGGCAAGAACTATGACGTGTTCGGCTACGTCAGCGGCGGCGCGTTGACCCTCGAGTCGCTGGTGTGGACCAGCGACACGGCACGGGCGACGGCTGTGACGCTGCAGGACGGGCGCTATTGCAAGTCGGGCGACAAGACGCGGCTGCTGTTGGGCACGTTCCGCACGACCAGCACGACGACCACAGAGGACAGCGGCGGCGGCACCACAAGCCAAACGGGTGGAAAGCGCTTCCTGTGCAACGTCTACAACCGGGTTCGGCGCCATCTGGGCGTGATCGACACGACCGACTCGTGGAGCTACACGACCAACACCACGCGCCAAGCCAACAACGCTTCGGGCAACAAAGTCGAGTTGCTTATTGCGCTGCCCGGGTTTGACGTCAGTGCCCGAATCACCGCAACGGTTGCCACCAACACCAACAGCGCCCGCTGGGCCAAGATCGGCATCGGCGTGGACTCGACGTCCACCTATTCAGGCCTGTCGTCCTATGCCTACAGCGCCGCGACACTCTCGCTGAGCGTCAACCTTTCGGCGACCTACAACGCTCCGTTGTCCGAGGGCTATCACTACCTCGCGTGGCTTGAAAAGGGCGCGGACGGAACCTGCGTTTTCTGGGGCGACTCTGGCAGCGCGGAACAGCAGTCCGGCATGGTCGCGGAGGTCTTCGCATGAGCATCATCGAGCATCTGTCGCGGCAGCCCGGAGTGGTCGGGTGTGCCAACCTCGGCGCCGGTGCATACCGAATCGACCTAGAAGACGGCACTTCGCGCGATGCCACCGCAGACGAGATCAAGTCAGCCACGGTCGCGGATGTCGTGGGCCGTATCAAGGCCGACCGAGACCGCCGCCGCGTGGCGGGCTGCCCCGTGGGCGCGCACATCTTCCACAGCGACGACAGCAGCCGCATCCAGCAGATCGGTCTGGTGATGCTTGGCGCAAACATCCCGGCCGGCTTGAAGTGGAAGACTGTAGGCGGCACGCTGGTGGACATGACGCCGACACTTGCCGGCCAGATCTTCGGCGCTCAGGCTGCGCGAGATGCTGCGCTGTTTGCGCATGCTGAGAGCCTGATTGCCGCTGTGCAGGCTGCAGCTGACCCAGCAGCAGTGGACATCACGGCCGGTTGGCCGGCGTGAGTAGGCCATGACCTTCGCGCTGGGTCCGTGGGCATCCGGGCCGATTGCGGACGGGCCGGAGGCGGCTGGCGGCGGCCCGACGTTTCTAGCGGCGTGGGCGCGCGGC